TCGCCCCGGCGTGAACCACAATCCCACTGGTCGCCCCGCCCCCGGTTTGCAATCGCAATGACCCGACTTGACCTTGAACACATCCCACGTTCATGGTTGCCGTGTTTCCCGCCCCTGAAGTTGCGGTCGTGAAAATATTATCAAGGGCATTCCCGATAAAATGCGATGAAAAGAAAAACGGCACAAGAAGTGAATCACTTCTTGTGCGTTCTTCGATTGTCCCATTGTTTGAAATAACTAGGGGCTTTTTCATTTATTTGTCACCTTAGTTTCTTGTTATCGGTTTTTCAATTTCAACATCAACTTCACTTGTGGACATCGCCACACCTAAAGCCTGAAGAAGGTGTCCCGATCCCGCCGCCGGTGGAGTTAAGGAAACCGCCCCGCCCGTTCCTAAATAATAAGCCGCCCCGATCGTCAATCCCGATAATGCGTTGTTTTCCGAATCTTTGTAAACTTTCGCGGTTTGCCCCGAAGTATAGTTTTGAATAACAAATCCGTGTGCTTGACGACCGTTTGATCGATCGGCTTTTCTTACGGCAACACTTCCCGCGTTGTCATAAATATTTACGAATTCACCCGCCGAAAGGTTTTCCGTACACACAATATCTTGAGTGTCGGGACCAATCCCAACGGGCATCAAAGAAAGATCGATCTTCCCCGTGCTATCCGTTTTTATAGGCTTTGATGCGTCCGCAACGCCGGTTGAAACTTCCAGGGCTTCAATTTCTTCAAGAAGTCCGGTTGAATCGTTTACTCTAATGTACTTTCCATTTGCCATAAATATCCCCTTTTTGTTGTGTTATGACCTTATTAAAGGTGCTTTAAAATTCAATAAAATTGATCCCGTTCCTAAACTATGCCCAATGTTTACAAGATGCCCGCTTACGGGCGGAGTGCTTAAAATTTGCCCTTCATCCCCAAGATATAAAGGAGAGCTCAAAGGGAAATTAAAAAAACCGTCATTGACTTGACCGAATAAAGCCACATCAATTTGAGACAAAGCAACTCCCGCTTGTAACGATAAGCAAAGAGATTGTGCATCTAAAATGCCATCAAGATTTGAAGCGTACTCTATTGTATTTGCCGATGTGGCTTTGCATATTCTTAGGGCTGATATTGCCGAATCACATTGTTTTTTTGATTTCACGATTCCTTCCCCGTTTGAAACACCGTCTTGACTTACGACGACTACTTGTAAGGCGTAGTCAGTTTTCGGCTTTGGACCTATATTTCGTGCGGCTTTCTTAAGGACTTCAAGTCCGTGATCATCTACGTTCGGCATTCATTCCCCTTGAACCTTTCGGTCACAAAAATAAAGGTGAAAAAATTATTTATTTAAAATCTTTTCTCTTTTTTCTTTTCTTGCTTTTAGTTCAGCTTCGCACGCTTCTTTCATTTCTTTCGGACAAATCTTTGAAGCGATTTGTGATTCAAGAACTCTTTGCGACCACAACTTCACGTCGGCGATTGCCTTCGTTTTTTGAAGATCGTCGTATGACGGTCCCTTTTTGATTTTCGCTTTTCCGATGTGCCTAGGTGCGACCGAAACAAGTGATTCTTTCTTCTCTTCTTTTGGTTGTTCAACTTGTGATTCAACCATTGTTTCTTCATTGTTTACTTGTTCTTGCATTTGATACTTCCTTTAAAGTGCCCGATCGGACGTCATTTCTTTTGTCGTCGGGGATAAACCATAAGACCCAAAAGTCACCGTCTTTGACAATGCTTTTGATCTCAATTCTTTTGTCTAAGTTATCACAAAACGCTTGAATCGTTTCCGGTTTTTTTGCCTTGACGAATCTTAGTCTTGTTGTATTCGGTAGCATTTTCACCCCTCAAAAATAAAAAGGCGGGCGTCTTTCAACACCCGCCCCGTTTATTTATTTCCTAAAATTTTCTTACACCGTAAGTGTAACAACGCGTTTCCCGTCAAGTTGTTTCATACCGATAAGAGTGTCGCAGTTTACTCTTTTCGCACGACGACCTTCAACACCTAGATCGTACTCGGCAACTGCCATCCCTTGTTGAGAAGCCATTGTGAAATATGAACTATGGAATCCGTAAACAGTCGAACCAACAACCGTTGTAAAATGTGGCATGAATCCCACAAGTTGAGCAGGAAGTTGACCCGATTGAAGCGGTGATCCGCTTGCTACGAAATCCGAAGAAGTGAAGCCCGTGATGTTGAAAACATCATTTAAAGGACCCGCACCCATAACAAGGTGGCGTTCACTCATTGGAACATTTTGGTTGTCTAAAAGTTCTTTCATAGCAAGGATGTCCGCAAGTGCGAAAGTTCCCGGAGTAACCGCCGCGATTGTGTGATCCGGTGCCGCTGAAGGAACCGTCAATGAAATGATCAATGATTGAATTTTCTTTTGAATTGAATAAATCGCAAGTTCTTTCAATTTGTCCACAAATGGGATTGATTGAAGAAGTGCTTTATTTGTTACAATAAAGTCTTTCACGATTCTTTTGTTGATAACTAAAGCTTGAGATCCGATTGTTACCGAATCCGCATCCGCCGCGTCCGCTTCAGGAAGTTCAGTCGCATCCGCGAATTCAGGGATTGAAGAAATGTTTACAGTGTCCCCAAGATTCGAAATGTCCCCTTCGTAGTCTCTCGAAATAAGAGAATTGAAAGGAAGTTCCGCAAGAAGAACGTCATAATATTTTGCCGACCATTGTTCAGGTACGATCGCCGAAGTTTCCGTTGCGGTTGTCATGTATGCGTTTGCCATAAAATATCACTCCTTAAAATGTTTTAAGCCCCGCCTTGGGACTTATATTTTTGAATAAGTTCAAAATAGATTTTTTTATCCGATTCGGATTTTGACTTTTTCCAATTTGCTTCGGCGTTGTTTAAGTCCGCCACGGTCACAATATCGGAAGAAGGTGTTCGCACATTCGGCGTTGATGGGTTCACGCTTGGGACACTATTTGAAAACCAATGAGGTCGAAGCGTCTTCAGCTTTGCGATTGCCCTATCTTGTCCGGTCACAAGAATCTTGCCCGTAGAAGTAGTTTCAACCGAAACTTCTTCAAAGTCAAGAAGTTCAAGATCCGGCAATGAAGCGGGATTGATCCCTTGTTTTTGGGCTTCAATAACTAAAGCGGAAATTTTCTTTTCGTTGATCAAGCCGTCTTTAAGACCGTGGAACTTTTGTTCATATTCCTTCGCCTTTTGTTCATGGTGTTCGGCAACCGTTTTCCAATCTTCTTTTTCCTTGTGCCCACGAAGTTTCATGTCTTCGACTTGTGCCCTAAGTTGTGCGGCTTCGTCTTTGTACTTGAGCATATCCTTTTTTATTCTATCGGCAACGTCATCAATCGGCGGGACCGGGTTCGGATTTACTAAAGCATTCGGATCAACATTCGGGTCTTGTGGTGCCGGATTCGGCACGTGTTGTGTGTGTGGCATATTCGCCTTCTCCTTTTTAAAGTCCATTTTCGCACGAAGAACGTCTTGACGTGCGGTGATTGCACCGCAATCACTTCTTCAATAATAGTGTTTTTATTCTTTGTGCGTAAAGATTTTTTATCTTTCGCATGACTGAAATATTAAAAGATTCACCGCGAAGCGGGATGAAGCGGCGTGCCGCGATAGCAACTTGACCGTTTTCATTCACCGTTCCTTCGTTGTTGGCTTCCGCCCGGACCTTCACGTCTTTTGGTGCTTCCCTTGGGATACCTAAAGCAAACCGGACACCGCTGACTTTTATCGCTTTATACCATTGAAGCATTTGTCCGCTTAAAGAAAGATTCACCGGACGTTTTGCTTTTTTCTTTGCGGGATATGAATCGGGATTTTTATATCCTTTGAAACGTCTTCCGCCTTCCACACTTTGAACCGGGGAAACGCCGGCGGTGATCAATCTTTTTATTTCATTATCCACAACATCACGTTGAAGATCGGAAATGAATTGTTCATCAACGCTTTTTTGAAGCCGAAGTTTTGCTTCTTTCGTTATGCTCGATTTGATTTTCACTTTGAACATTTGTCCCCCTTACAATAAGCCGAGAAGGTCCAAGTCTTTTAAAAGATCCGTAAGATCTTCATTCCTAAAAACTGCAAGTTGAAGTTCGCTTTTCGGCATAGGTCCGAATAATTCGGCAAGCTTTTCATATAAAGCTTTCTTCGTATTGATCCCGCGAAAATCGGAAACACTGAAAGAACTTTCTTCCGCCACAATATCGGCAATGATCCGTTGAACTTCTTGCGTGATTTTCTTTTTATAACTTTGTCCAATATCGGGAATAAATTGTCGAAGCGGAAGTTGAGACTTCCCCGAAAGGTTGTTGTGTCCGTCCGCCGCCCCTGCACGATCGCCGAACACACCGATCGCGATTCCGTTTTCCGTTGGTTCGAAATCCGTTTCGTCTTTCATAAGCCCATCGAATTCAAGGTTCGCTTCGCCCGATCCTACTTCTTCAAGCTTTCTTTTCTTATATTGTTTTGAAAGCGGTTTGAAGTTCGGTGCCCCTTGAACGGGGCTTTTCTTTTCCGCCATTGAAACAAGTGTTTGTTCAACAAGATAAGAACCGACTTCTTCTTGAATTCTTTTCTTCGTGGCTTTCTTTAAAGAAAGCCCTTCGAATAAATCAATCTCGACTGAAGTTTCACCCTCATTGATTGTTTTGTTGGTTATCTTCATTTAAGTTCCCTTGTGGGTTCACATTCACGTTTTGTGTCGTTGGTTGTGGTTCAATCTTAAATGATCCGCCCGCACCGCCTAGAACACTTTCGGCATCCGCATCCGATACGTTGAACGCAAGCATGATCATATTCTTCGCCGAATCACGTGGAAGCGTGCCCGCCGCAACTTTCTCGACGATGTCCACAAGTGAAGTGACTTGGGCACCGTTTAGGGCTTGTTGTTGAACATTGTCTTGCGTGCCCGCAGTTTTCCCAACGGTCGGCGTGTTATTTGAAGGATCAACATTTGTTTGATCTTCAACCGCCGGATCAACACTTATTTGATCTTCGTTGTCTTTCATCGGATCTTCGTTCATATCTTCGCCGTCTTCATAGTCGATCCCCATTTCTTTTTGGGCTTCATCTTCAAGCATTTTTTCCTTGATTCTTTGTTCGATAAGTTTTTTCAATCTCTCTTCCGCTTGTGTTTCATCAAGTGTCGGATCATCTTTCATCAACAACGACAACATGGTGTCGATGCCTAGTTCTTTTCTTAATTTCATGTTTCCAAGTTTTTCAGCTTCCGACATGATAGGTGTCGGATCATTGAACTTGATATTGAAATTATTTTTGAAATCATCCGGCAACTGAAGACCTTTCAATTCTTCCACAAGACTTTGATCATATGTTTTTAAAATCTTGTTGACGGCTTCCCACATGTCGGGTTCCTTATCGATGAAGACTTGACGTTGATCTTGAATGTCTTCAAGTGATTCCGCTTTGTCTAAGATCAATGCGATCCCTGAAGGAAGTGTTTGACCGCCGGAGAGTTGAGTCGATACGCCGGACGTTGATAGGTTGTTCGTTGTCAGATATAAAGCGATATACATTTCAATAAGACCGCGAAGCGAATCGAGTTGTGGATTTGCGTTTAAGAATCCCATTTTAGGCTCGGCTTGTTCATCTTTCTTATATTCGGCGATGATTGCTTTTGTCGGTCCTACTTTCACCGATCGCGGAAGATTTTCCCCCGTCATATAAAATTGCCCGTATCCTTGAACGGTCCCGACGTGTGTGGTGTGGGTGATCAAAGCGTTGATTAAGATTGCACCGTCGATAAGATCGCCGCCGCCTTCCGCCCAAAAGGCACCGTCTTGATCGATTGCAAAGTTGATGTGATTAAATATTTTAAGCGGATTTAAATTGCCCGGGTTGTTTTCATCCGGGATAATTTGTCCTTTTGAATCACAAGTGAAGTGAAAATTCTTTGACCAAAAAATATAAGTTTTTTCACACGCCCCATCTTGTCTTTGATCGGCGGCACTATCGGCAATTTTTTGATCTTTGCCGTCCGCTATCGGATTCGGATTGCCTGCAAGCGGAACCGGGCTTCTTCGACCGTCCATATTTGCGAGCGATGTTGAAGGCGGTTGATAGTCCGAAAGGACCACGCACATTGATTTCGTTCGGTCATAGTAATCTTCCACAACATCATAAAGAAATGGAAGGAACGCTTCAAGCTTGATAGTCCATTGAAGAATGCCGTCCGTTGTTACCGGGCAAGGCTTGACGAATAAGTCCACATTCTTTTGAAGTTTCAAGAATCGATTCGCCTTCTTGACGGCGGTATTCACATCAAGTCTTTTCTCAAGCGTCTTCAGTTTCTTTGTGGCTTCTTCATCGCCATTGATCGAACGGTCAACGCCGTTTGAATAAACGCGTGCAAGCTTATCGATAACCTTCTTCACGATTGAAATGTTCGAAAGGGCGTATCTCATTTCTTCAACCGTGTCCGGTTCGAATTGTCTTAAAAGAAGTTCAACAACATAGTGAGAAGTCTTATCTTTATAACATTGATAGCGTTTATATGCTTCAAACTTCCGCATAAGGTTTTCACGCCCTTCGATCTCATCAATCAATTGTTTTCTTATCTCGATTTTTAAAAGTTCGTTTTCATTTTTGATTCTCATTTTATCTTATCCTTGTTGTCGTTGTTGCTTTCGCGTTTCCGCTAAATGGGAATAATATGTCACACATATAGTCTAATCCGTCCGAAAAGTGTGTCAACGCCGGATTGTCTTTCATCTTTTCCAACGTCAAAATATTTTGTTCGACGGCTTCAAAATCTTTCTTTAATCCCCTGCATTTCAGCGGGTGAAACTTGATCAAACCTTTGTCAAGAAGGTTGTTCACGTTTAGTTGACGGGAACGAAAAGAAGGTGCGGCGGATTTCACACGCACTTCATATCCCGCATTTCTTAAGATTGTAACGTCGGGAAGCCCTTTTGTCGATCTCGCCTTCCCCGCAGGATCGGGATATATGACCGTGTTATTCGGTCGATATCCCCGGGCAACCAATGCTTGAATCATGTTTTCCGTTCGATAGCCGTCGGACCCTTTCAATTCAATTTGATCAATGCCGCTTAAAGAATAACCGTCATAACCCCATATCGTCGCACAAAACGGATCGACGTTGAAGTCCATTGAGACATGAAATTGATCCCAATCTTCGCGAACGATTGTTTCATCGTGATTGATTCTTGGATTGTAAGAATAATAAAAAAGATTGTCGGTCATGTTGACCCACAAACCGTCGCGGAATGTTTGAATCATTTTTTTATCATAAGCCGATTCTAAGTTCTCAAGATAAAATTCGTGAAGGTTGTCGGCGTTGTCATCGGTCGCACCGTAAATGATTCGAAGCTTGTCTTGCATAAGCTTCGGCGGCGATTCGATAAAATAGTCATAGTATTCCGATGCGTATCCTTCAGGTGTCCCCACTGAACAAACTTGCGGGATCTTCGCTTTCTTCACACGCACACGCCCGATCACTTCTTTATATTTTAAAAGCGGAATCAATGTGACTTCGTTGATAAGTGCATATGCCCAATTGGGTCCGCGGATCGGCTTGTCCGCACTCACAATATAAAGCTTCCCTTGTGACCACGGGAAGGTGAAATAATGATCGGTCTTATGATACTTGTAAGGTATTTTATTTCGAAGAAGAATTGATTCCATTTCGGGAAGAACGTCTTTCTTGAATTCTTGGAAGTCGGGACATACAAGTCCGCCCGGATAAGGTGCGTTCAATTGCGACAACTGCAAAGCTTTCATCACAAGACCGTAAGTCTTCCCGCCCCCGAAGCCCGTGGACAAATGAAGAAAACGAGAAATAAGATCCGTGTGGAACTCTCTTTGATGTCTATTTTGCTTGTATTTTATTTTATATCGTTGCAATAAAACCGCCTTTCACACTATCATCGTATAACTTTTAAATATTTCAACGATGACCACAATGAAAGACGGCTATGTCTTCAAGGACTTTCATCTTATCATTCGTCATCGACAAATTCAAGTTCGGCACCCATCCCATCGTTGAATTCATGAGATCCGCCGCCTTCATCAAAGCCCGCCACATTCTTCAGCATAAAGAACAACGATCCTTCACGAACCGTTTTCAATTGACCGAATGCGGACAATCGAAGTGATCTTTTATAATAGGCATCATAAGCAGGCTTCCCGACCGAATAAGCTTCGGCAAGTTCAGGATATATTTCAAGCCATTCATTGAATTTTGAATATGTGATTCCCCAAGCCGCACAAATTTCGGATCGTGTTGATCCTTCTTGCATATGCTTAAGAAGATCTTCCGGGTGAAAGTCTTTGTCGAAGTCAAGCTTCTTATATAAAGCCCGAATCGCGGGCGGCGGTCCATAGTAGAATAAAGGCTGCTCAGGTGTTTCAAGTCCCGGGAGCTCTCCTTTCTTCTCTTCTTTCTTCGCTACCTTCTTGGGTGCTTTCTTTTTATTTTTAGAAGCGACTTTCTTAGTTGATTGCCGCTTCTCTTTGTTTATCGATTTTGTCATTTGTGATCAATCCCGCATCTTCAAAGTCCGTGCCTTTCACATCGCCCGCAAGAACTTTGTCGAATTCTTTGTGTTTCTTTTCTTCTTGTTCACGATAAAACTTTTGAAGATCCGTTTCATGTCTTCTTCTCGCTTCACCTTCCATTCCTTGCATGAAATATTTTGTCATGTCATATGTGAAGTCTTGGATTGTTTTCTTTTGAAGTGTCACGCCTTTCTTCTTGCAAATCTCTTCAGCTTTAAGAACTTCACCCGTAAGTTTATCGAAGAACATTTCAAGCTTAGGATGTCCGCGAAGAAGTGTGTCCTTCAATTCACGTGGGTGTTCAACGTCAAGCTTGACCGCTTCTTCAAACCACAATTTAATTTGATGCCGTAGCATTTTGACCTTCCTTCTCGATTCGAGATAAAACCGTTTTAATATTCTTCACGACGATTTCACGTGGTCCTTGGAACTCCCAATATATTTCACCGTTCAAATCTTGAACGATGTATGTGGTTGCCGCGGGTCCGCGTGATTTATGTGCAAACCGATTCACAAAATTGTTGAACTCAATTTGATAGAATTGAAAATATGTTTTGATTGTTGAAAAATAGTTTTCTTTTTGTGCCGGACGTTTGCACCACGGGCACGCCTTAACAACGGGAATATGGTGTTCACACGATTCCATATCACACTTCCTTCATAGGTCCAAGAAGGCAAGTCACATGTGCGTCCAATTGCTTTGAAAGGAATGCAAGTTCTTCAACCGTCACCGTGGACATATGAAGAATATTTGATTCGCCTTTCTTTGCAAGACCCAAGATGACTACGCCTTCAAGTTTATCCCATTGGACTTGATTGCGAACTTGTTCAGGCTTGATTGTTCTTAAACCTTCACCGAGCATTCTTATCTCACTTCAACGCCGGACAACGGTGCCGTCTTTGATGATTCAAATGCGATAACCTTTGCCGCTTCGACGTTCGTCGTACTGAATTCAATCTTGCTTGATCGGATATATTCAACGTCATGTGTGTGATCGTCATAGTCATTTGCATGCACCGGAACCATAGTCAAACGCCCGCGAAC